CAAATGCTCCTACAACTGCTAACTTAACAGATATGTCTTTAAATCAAGTATTAGCATATCAAGAGCAGATGAGAAAGAGTGGAAATTATCCTTCTGATGCAGTAGGAAAATATCAAGTTATTGGTTCTACTCTACGCTCTGCTATTACAAATTTGAAGTTAGATGGTAACCAAAAGTTTGATGAAAAAACACAAGACAAAATTTATGAAGACTACTTGATAGGTGGTAAAAGAAAAGGTGTAATGGATTACATCACCGGTAAAACAAACAATTTGCTGCAAGCTATGTTAGAAATGGCTCAAGAATTTGCATCGTTTCCTGTACCTTTTGACTTACATAGAGCAGCGAATATTACTAGAGGTGGAAAAGTAATTTGGGATGAAAGAGATGTTAAAAAAGGCGAATCCTATTACATAGGATCAGGTGGTAATCAAGCACACGTTAAACTTGAACAGTCGGCTAAAGCATTAATGGAAGAACGTGCTATGCGAACAGGTTCACTAACTTCTGCTGCGTATGGACCGTATAATGAAATAGGCGCTAAAGTTGCAGCATCTTCTTCACAATTGTTTGCTATGAAAAATGATATGTCGAGACCACAAGTTGTTGCATCAGCACCTGCACCATCTGCAAATCCAATCACTATCGCAAGTCAATCTACTGCTTCGATAAGACCGCAGAGAGATTATACTCAAACGATTGTAGGAAGACAAACATTAGGCTCATAAAAAACCCCGCACTTGGCGGGGTTTCTTTTTACTCTTTCTCTGCTAGAGATTTGAAGTAATCCAAATCTTCATCTTCGCTTTCATTCATTTCAGGCATTTTTGCTTGACTGACAAGAGTTTTTACTTCTTTATTCAGAACAACATCTTCAGCTTTAGTCATAGGTGCAACGCCACTAAAACCTAGAGCCTTATCCAAACGAGCTTTCAGCACATCATAAGATTTGAAATTCTTCTTATCGGTAATTTCTTTAAGAGAATATTCTTGTTTCCAAATAGATTCAAGTTGTGCATCATCATCTAGTAGAGGACCTGCATCTGCAAATTCAGATTTATCATAATTACGATAACCTTCAACTTTACGAATCTTCAATTTGAAATTTGCACCAGCCCAAAGATCAAAAGGATTAATAGCCTTTTCATCTTCAAACTCAGGCTTCATTGCTTCTTCGATTTTATCGAAAATCTTTTTACCAAATTTGAATAGACGAACAGTACCTTCATTCTCAGGATTGCTAGGATCAGACACCACGTAAATATTAGCAACATAAGACAACTTACGTTTTTGTTTACGAACGATTTCTTTATTCGCTTCGATACCTGAATTCCAAAGAGTGCTGTTGTGTTCACAAACAGGACACTTATCATTCAATGTCGTAAGACAGTTATCGATCAACCAACCGCCTGGTCCTTGAAACCCATGTGAGAAAATGCGAGTCCAGGGAATAGCATCATCACCATCGACTGCAGGCTCAGGAAGAAAACGGATAACGGCCATGCCATTACCTGCTTTATCTACTGAGGGAGTCCAATAACGGTTGTCATCTTTTGATCCTGCTTCAGCAGGCTGTGCGGTAGCTTCAATAGCTTTAGTCAACTTTTCAAACGAACTGCTATTGCGCTTTAGATTTGCAAAACTACTCATAGTATTTCCTTTCGTATAAACGGAGTATTAACGGTATGTAAACGACTTATCCACAATATCATAATATGGATATATTTAGCGATCATGCAAGCAAAACTTTCAGAAGTTCGATAGTTTTACCAACATCTTTATGAAGTATGCCAATGCCACCAGCTGCATCAAAGGCTTCAATAACATCTGGTGTATCATCTACCAAAATGATACCTTTACCAGCATACTTACTTTTCTCTCTACGACCAGGTACGATGTTTGGTTTATATGCAATGTGATGCATCTTCAACCATGCTGTTTTCTGCCTAGCCACTTCATCGTGGTATTGAGGACCACCAGATGAAGAAAGAATTTCTACATCAATTTCTGGATGCTGTTTACGCAAAAACAATAGCAACTGTTCACCACCAGCATGCCAATCCAGTTTTTCAAAATTATTACCTTTGATGAAATCATGCCAATTGCCAGACCACATCTTGTTATCGCGTGATGCTTGGTCTGGTCTAACACCATAGAGTTCTTTGTATTTTTTATTGAAATCACAGAGAACGCCATCCATATCCAAATAAATCTTCATTGTGCAAGTACCTTTTTTAAAATCAACTTATATTTTACTACATCTTTAGGGAGAAATGGGGTATACTTCTCACACTTCTTTCTGAAGTTAGGCCAACGAATCGTATCAGTAATCTTCTTGTTCCACATTGGAAAGAAACCAAGAATCTGATTTAGCAAACATAAAGTCTCAATCTGAATTTCTTTACGTACCGATTTAGTCAAGAGTATTGGGTAATCACCGTCGGTTGTTATTACCTGATTTGGATTAAGTTTACAATCGTCAAAAATAAGTTTACAATCATTCTCAAAAGTATACGATAACGACTGAATAACTTTTTGTCGTTTCGTGTATGCCATTTCTGCTTCTTCTTGTAATAAGAAACCTACCCAAGACGATTCATCTTCTACGAAATTCGAAACAATGAATGAAATCAATTCATCTTTGTTTGTATATTTACGAGACAATTTGTAAAAGTGATATTTGTCTTTACGATTCTCAAACGCATTTACACTTACATTAGTCTTGCCATTATACTTGAAGTAATCGTAAGAGTCTGATGTAAAATGTAACTTGAGTGCTTGATATGATTCAAATGCTTCATAGCCTGTCATATCGGTAGTCTCGCACCCTTTTCTTTAAGAAGATTATTATCCATCGCATCACACTCGATCTTTGCTTTGAGATTGTTGTTTACAAGAGTAGCAGCAACCTCAAGTTCTAGACCTGTCTCTTTACAATACTCGACAATAGCTTCAATATAATTGTAGTCGGATTCAGCTACCATTTCTTCGATAGCTTTTGCAAACTTACTCATTTCATCTTTTGTCGGCATTTTCATTCTTTGGGCAATATTTGTCGAAGCACTCTTCATGCCGCATCAATTCAGTTTCTATATTACAAATTGGGCACGATGCATAATCAAAAAAGTCATTTGATTTAGCTTGATTTCGTTCTGCATTCTTAATCAATTCATTGACAGTCCAATCCCAAACTTCTTTCTTCGGTTCATCTTCTTGTTCTTCTGATTCATCTTCCCAACCTTCTTCATCTGAATCGTAAGAAACAATATCGAAATGACCTTCAAAAGGAAGGTCACAACAGGCAACAAAACGTTCAAAATCTTTCAGCAGTCCATAAGCATCGGTTGTTTCAGGTGCAACTTCAAACGTTATGACCTCACCATCAATGTGTTCACACTTGAATGTAATTTTCATTATTTCACCACGCTTTCATAAAGAGTTTCAAACTGTTCATGAACGGCGACTTCTTCATCAAAATTTTGTTTGTGATAAACTTTAACCATCCTTTGTACAAGAGGTTTAGGCAAATCAAGTTCTTTACTGATGTTCTTGATTGATTCACGAACAAAATCTTTTTCTGCATCCATTCGTGTCATAGAACCCGAACACTCACGAACGACAACTAGTAGCTTTTCACGATCTGCTGGATTAGACAGAACATTCACACCCATTTGAGTTACTGACATAATAAAATCCTTTCAATTATTTTTTAAGAACTACTTGCGATGATACATTATGTGATGCAGCCGATGCGGCAAAAGCAACACAAATCGTATCTGTACTTGCTGCATAAGAACAACGAACAGAGATAGGATCGATACCTTTTGAAATTGCACTATCAATATTCTGTGCCATCAGCTTACGATCATTTACATTGTAATATCCTATTGAAACAATACCAGATAAAACAACTATCGTAATACAGATTAGAAAGGTAAGACCACTAATTTCATTTTTAATAGTTTCCATCATATTAACTCTCCTGCCTTTAAGTCCTTCTTGTTGTAAAAAATATGTCTACCGATTACTGCTGTCTTAGTCATATTCTTCCATTGAGGAAAAACATAATCAGCATGATAAAACATCGCACCCTTACTTGGGTCTTCCATTCGTTCATGGTTTAGATAAACATGGATTGCGATTTCACGTATCTCATTATACAACGGACTGTTATTATTTGTCAAGACTTTACTGGTAGACATAGCGTATGGTTTAGATTCACACCACCATGAGAATTGGCAAACGTTTCTGATTTTCTGTTTGACAACACCACAGATAGAATCTTCAAATTTTCCACTCTTAACGCGATTAAGAGTAACAAACGCTACTGCCATCTTGCCTTCTTTTGGTTCCATTGCGGACTCAAAGTAGATGTTTTCGGCAAGGCATTCAATCTCTTCTTTCGTATCAGGTGTGAGATTATTGTATGCTGCCTTGAAGGGCATATCATACCGAATTTCATTTGTCAATGCTACTGTACTGATTAATAATGCTGTTGATATTGATGCGCTTAAAAGGATTCCTTTTAGCATATCTTCTCCTTTGTGTGTGTGAAAGCCCCGAAGGGCTTTCGATTAACATTACTTCAGGTAGACTTCTTACTTGCCTTTGTTTCTACAGTAATGTTCGAAACGAAACCATTAAGGGTTTGAGCCTTAGCGATGATATCTGATTCTGAAGGATACTGAGGGAAGCCTGGATGTGCTGGCGGTGTTTCGCCTTTGATTTTTGCGGTCTCACATTGCATGGACCAATCATTACTGATTTGCTCTCGCTTACCATAGTAATCATCTGAGAGCATATCTTTCGCCATTTTTAATAGTTCAAGGCGAATTTCGAACGGTGTCATATTAGACATAAGTTTCTCCTGTGTGTGTTAACCAGCTTTGTGTGTAAGTGCTGGTTACTTATTTAGTTCAATCCCAAAGTCCGTTATAGTATTTACCAAACAAACGGAATCCGTTGGCCATTCTTTTTCGGTGTTTGAGAAAAGCCTTCCTATCAAATTTTGAAGTGTCTTTTGGACCTTTTTCCATTTTATACATCTTTGGTTTACCATCTTCATCAAATTCACAGGGCACCATTTTTATATCATGCTCACCAGAAAAGTATTGTGATTCCCAATCAATATTCTTCTGTTCAAATGCCCAAATCATTTCATCAAGAACCCAATCCCAGCGTTTGAAATGATTGTCATCAATGTCATGTTTCTCTTTCTTTGGTGGCGCAGAAGTGCTACGCAACTCAACAGGAACATCTTTATCGTCAACAAGAGGTGCACCGTGCTTTGTCTCTTTCAATTGTTTTAGCATTGGAACAACAATCATAGCAAGAGTAGAATCCATACCCCAAGTATCATATTTGTCAATACGAATCTTGACTGTGTGCTCTCGCTTTGAATCAACCCATTGACAAAGTTTAGTCAACCAAGAGTCATCACCTGTTTTTGTTTCTCCAAGCCATGTACCAAAGTCGTGAACCCAATCCGGTTTACGCTTAATACCAAATTCATCAGGCACACGCTTAACCCAAAAACAAAGGGCTTCAGCAATCTGATATGGACCGATCCACTTTTTATAAGGACCAATATAAATTTTCATACTCAAACTCCAATGAAAAAATGGGTTTTTAAGGAACCCATTGAAACCTTAATCAATTAGAATGATACTCTTAGACCAATCGAACGCTGACTACCTTCAAATGCTTTCGCATCACTCATATCAAAACGGCGTGTAACATCTGCAACGATTGCAGCATTAGCATTCAATGCATATGCAACACCTACGCCAGCGGTTGAAGCCCAACCGTTCTTACCAACTTGTGGATTGA